CGACAGTATCTCCAGGCCAGCCGGCCCCCGTTACTGATCCAAAAGGGGATGCTACTACTAACCAACTGAGTACGGATTTAAGAAGATCAATGGCATCAAATCTTAATTCCCAGATACAAAATGATAATTTAAATGCTAAAGCACTTATTACTAATTCCTTATCTACGGTAGGTACTAATCTTATGAGCGGTGCAATAAATAGTTTTTTTGGGTTCGCTAATGGTGGTGTAGCTAAGGGGGGTTTCAGAGCATTTGCAAACGGCGGTACAGTTAAACAACCTACGCTAGGACTAGTTGGCGAAGGTAAGTACAACGAAGCGGTAGTTCCACTACCTGATGGCAAGTCTATTCCAGTAATTGGGGCAGGCGGAAATAGTGGAGACAACAACGTTACTGTTAATGTTACAGTAGATAGCAATGGAAACGCTAAGTCCGATACTCAAAGTGGTATGGACGGAGATCAAGCTAAGCAATTAGGATACATGGTATCTCAAGCAGTACAGCAAGAGTTAATGCAACAACAACGACCTGGAGGACTACTTAGTAGTTACTAATAATGGAAAATTTTAACTTAGACGTAAATGTAAGCCCAGACAGAGGACTAAAAACCTCTAGTAAACCCAGAGTTCTTACAGCTACTTACGGAGATGGATATGAGCAGCGAGTAGCTGCAGGTATTAATAATGTTCCCGAAGTATGGGAACTAACGTGGAAGAACAGAACTTCGGCAGAGTCTAACAAGATAATCAAATTCTTAGAGGAACACGGAGGAGTAACTCCTTTTGATTGGTACCCTACGGGGTATGACATATCTAGCACGGCTACCAGCGCTGACACTAAAAAGTTGATAGATACTAGTCAGTATTTTACTGCTAGATACTTAAATACTACAGTTACAGACTCACTAGGAAATACGGCGATAGTAACTGCAGTAGATAGTGCCACAAAATTGTCTCTATCTATAGACATTATGTTAGAAGCAGAAACGTATACAATATACCCGTACAAGAAGTACAAATGTGATAAATGGAGTTCCCAGGAAGTTCTCAGCGGTATTAGAACTGTTTCAGCAACCTTTACTAAAGTATTTGAGCCTTAATTATGAGTGATAAAATTACCCAAGATATACACGGATTTGAACCTGGAGCAGTTATTGAGCTATTTGAGCTTGATCTGTCTACAGGTTCAGCCTCCTCCACAGAACCTGTCTTTAGATGGCACTCTGGTATAAATGAAAATATGCAAGAAATTGTGTGGCAGGGTAACAGGTATGCCGCCTTTCCTATTGAAGCAGACGGTTTTGAGTTTTCTGGAAAGGGAGCAATTCCTAGACCTACTTTAACTGTTGCTAACATTACATCTATGCTCACGCAAGTTATTAATAGCTATGACGACTTAGTAGGATCAAAAGTAACTAGGAAGAAAACTTTTGCTAAGTACTTAGATTCATACTGCTACACAGATGGGTACCCTGTCGCAGGAGTATGTACTTTAGAAAGCGGTGGAGACCCTAGCCTTAGTAAGTCTGATTGCTTAGATCCAACTAAAAATGGGGGTGCTGTAGTTCCGGGAGTTACTACAGGTGTTGCTACTAATAAATTGATAGATAGCTCACAGAGCTTCACTACAGGGTATATAGGTGGGACTGTAACGGATTCAACTTCTAATACAGCTCTAGTATTAGGAGTTGTTAGCCCTACTGAATTAACATTAGATACTGATATACTAGTTAGTGGGGAGTCTTACACTATTACAGGCAACATACCGGGTACTTGGACAGTATATAACCCAGCTACTTGTGAAGCTGCAACGGGGCCAGGCATATGGTATGCATCAGCCTCGGCCGATGATACTGCACACTTCTCTGATGAGATCTGGTACATAGATAGGAAGGCCGTTGAGACTCGTACTCATATTCAGTTTGAGCTAACTGCGGCACATGACATTCAGGGAGTGAAACTTCCGGCACGTACTGTAACCGCTAACTCTTGTGCATGGAGATATAAGGGTGTAGAGTGTGGATACTCTGGAGATATTATTTTAAAAGCAGGCAATTTCGAAGGGACCACCACTGTAGTAGCGGGAGTACTAACCTCTGTAAGTATAGACAGCGCCGGCACAAACTATACAGTAGCTCCTACTGTAAACATTCTTACAGACTCGGATGCTGTAGGTTCTGGAGCTACTGCTACAGCTACAATAGCTAGCGGATCCGTCAGCACTATAACGATTACTTCTGGAGGTTCTGGGTACGGTAAATGTTCGGACTCTTCTTACACAACATCGGCGACTTGTGTGTCAGCAGGCGGAACTTGGGATGATACTCACCCTCCTCAGATTTTTATGGTAGGTGGGGGAAGTAATACGGTACCTGATCAGTTCTGGGATATCGCAAACAATACGGTAGCCTCTTCGGACTTAGATGTATGCTCGAAGACTTTTAACTCTTGCGAGTTGAGGTTCCCTGAATCGGTAGAAAGCCCTTTCGGAGGATTCCCAGGAGCAGGAATTAACATGGGATGATTGAAAGAACCTTAGAAGATTTTAGAAAACATACTGAAGCTGAGTACCCTAAAGAGGCTTGTGGCTTCATCGTTGGGGTGGGTAAAAAAGAGAGGTACTTCCCTGCTAATAATATAGCCGAATTAGCCGACAAGTACTTTATTATTGACCCCGTTAGTTATGCAGAAGCAGAAGACATGGGTACCATACTAGGTATCTGCCACTCTCACCCTAACGAGGGATGCAACCCCTCTGAGGCGGATAGAGTAACCTGTGAAACTACTAATAAACCTTGGCACATTTTAAGTTGGCCAGGTAACATGTTATACAGCTGGGAGCCCGAAGGGTATGAAGCCCCTTTAGTAGGTAGAACGTTCAGTTATGGTACCTTAGATTGTTGTACCTTAATGAGAGATTATTTCAAAAAAGAATTAAATATCGAATTCGATTGTGACAGTGGTCAAGATGGCTGGTGGGATAAAGGAGAGAATAGATACTTAGAGAACTACGAGAATCAGGGTTTTGTACGTATACTTGATGAAACTGATGTAAGAAAATATGATGTATTTTTAATAAAATTAGTTTCACCGGTACCAAACCATGCCGCAGTTTTCATCGGAGACGATAAAATACTACATCACGTATACGGTAGACTATCCAATAGGGAACTTTACGGAGGGTATTGGAGAAAGCATACCACGCACCACTTAAGGCACAAATCATTATGTTAAAATCAGTTAAATTATACGGGGAGTTAGCAGAAAAGTATGGCAAAGACTGGTCTCTAGACGTAGAGTCCCCTCGGGAGGCTTTCCAAGCCTTAGCTGTTAATAACCCAGGGTTCCTACAATTTATCAGTACTTCGGAACAGAGAGGGGTGGGGTACACTGTAAAGGTAGGTAAATCTTACTTACAAGGGAGAGGGGAAGAACTAGCCAACCCTGTAGGTAGACAGGAGATTAAGATAATACCTATAATACTTGGAGCTAAGAATCAAGGGTTAATGATGGTGTTGGTAGGCGCCGCTATTATATTTGCCCCCTATCTTATAACGTCTATGCAGTATGGCACAGCTTTAATGGGGGAGCAAACAGCTATGTTAGTAGCCCAAGGAGGGTCAGGAGGCGCTTTAATGGGAGGGCTAACTAGTGGTATAGCATCTAAGTTTGGTGGTGCACTAGTATTGGGAGGCATTGCCTCTATGATGGCACCTACCCCTTCCCCTCTTGCGGGAGAGAAAGCACAGAATTACGCATTTAATGGTGCGGCAAATACTACCCGTCAGGGGGTTGCTATACCTGTATGCTATGGACAATTAATGGTAGGCGGGGCAGTTATTAGCTCTGGAATCTCACCAGAAGACTACGTACCGGAACCGGAGAGCGATGATGAATGAGAAAGATTGGATAAGAGGCGCTGGAGGCGGCGGTAAAGGCGGAGGCGGAGGGTCTCCAACAGAAGATGATGATTCCCTATTCTCCGCGTCTAAAGCACGTGTAGTGGACCTAGTGTCCGAAGGTGAGATAGTAGGACTACTGTCCGCAGAATACGACCCAAGCACTTCCACCTGGATTAATGGGGAGCAGTCTATATACCTAAATGAAACACCTGTAAAGGACTCCTTAGGTAACTATAATTTTGAGGACGTATCTTACGCTATAAGAGAGGGTACGAACGCCCAGACCCTCATACCAGGGTTCGCAGGCTCGGAGCAGGTAGAGTCCGTTAATATTTTAGTAAAGAACGGTACCCCTGGCCCTATCATCAAATCTTTTAGCAGTAGTACTGTGGATGCAGTAAGGGTGCTTTTGTACACCCCTTCACTACTCGATGGGGATAACGATAAAGGAGACCTACACGGCTCCAGTGTTTCTTTTAAGATATACATAGAAAAGGATAATGACGGGTCCTGGGATCTGATGAAGACATCTTCTTTCGAGGGAAAAACCTCTGGAAAGTATGAAAGAAGCTACAGACTAGATATTCCTAGCGCGTGGAAGGATTCAGGTTTTACTCAAGTTGCTATTAAAGTAGAGAGAACTACTGCAGATTCCACTTCTACGAAAGTATCTAACGAACTATGGTTTGGGGCGTACACAAAAGTAATAGACAATAAATTAAGATATCCTAATAGTGCTTTAATAGCAATGCAAGTAGATGCAAGGCAGTTTACTAGTATCCCTAAACGTGGGTATGAGATAAAGGGCGTCAAGATAAAGGTACCTAGTAACTATACTCCGTATGACCAAGGGCATTGCTCTTTGTCAGGGTACAGACGCAAGGACAGATGTACTCAAGCGGGGGGAACCTGGTCAGGTACTTCTGAAGGAGATAATCTGTACAACGGAGCCTGGGACGGCACTTTTGATATAGCGTGGACATGTAACCCTGCTTGGATTCTATATGATTTATGTACAGATGAAAGGTACGGCTTAGGTAAGTGGCTGTCTGCTAATCAGTTAGACAAATGGTCCTTATACGAGATTGGTAAATATTGTGACGGAGTAGACAATAGTGGAAACTTTGAAGGTGTAGACGATGGCTGGGGCAACAAAGAAGCGCGTTTTGCTGCTAATTTGTACTTACAAGCTAGAGAAGAGGCGTACAAAGTAATTAATGATATCTCCTCTATCTTTAGAGGAATGGTATACTGGCAACAGGGGCAAATCTCTGCTGTGCAGGACGCGCCTAAAGACCCTGTAATGAACTTTTCAGATGCCAATGTTATAGATGGGGCCTTCACATATGAGGGTTCTTCTAGAAAACAGAGGCACAACGTAGCTCACGTAACGTGGAATAACCCAGAAGACTTTTATAGACAGAACGTAGAGTATGTAGAAGATGCACAGGGTATTACTAACGCTAATAACCAAATATTTTCTACAGATGTAATAGCGGTAGGCTGTACTTCACAAGGGCAGGCTAGAAGAGTAGGTAACTGGATTCTGTATACTGAAAGGTACGAAACTGAAGCTGTTTCTTTTTCCACTGGAATGGAAGGAGCTGCAATTAGACCAGGGGACATCATCAAGATAGCAGACTCTAGTAGGTCAGGTGTTAGGTACGGTGGAAGAATTGCCTCAGGTAGTACAACTACTACTATTAAGCTAGACGCTCCTACTCCGGTAACTGCTGGTAAGACTTATACCATATCCTTAATTAATACTGAAGAAGCGTGTGTAAGAGCAGGGGTAAAACAATCTGAGAGTACACAGGAGACCTGTATCAATGCACACGTCAAGAACCAGTGGAAACCTTATGTGTGGGTAGAGACAAAGACTGTATCATACGTTTCAGTTACGGAGGAGGTGACTGAAGTAACCGTTACTTCCGCTTTTGAAAACACGCCTACAGCCTCGTATATGTGGATACTTGAAGAAATGGGTACTGTAGAGGCGCAGGACTTCAGAGTCCTAATGACTAGAGAAGCGGGGCCTAATATTGTGGAAGTTTCTGCACTGGCGTACCACGGAGCTAAGTATGGGTACATTGAGGATAGTACCGACTTCTCACAAAAGTCTACTAGTAACATGCCTAAACCTAGTGACCCGGTACCTAGTCCATCTAATTTGACAATTAATGAGGAAATATACGTAGACTCTATGGGTAATGTTAAGAACAGAGCTACCTGTAACTGGGATGCTCCAAACACGGCCGGTACAGCAACTACTTACCCGTACATTGCGTCTTATTACGTAGAGTGGAGAAGAAAGGCTCCTGCTATTACAAACTGGACTTCAATGGGGGAAACCTCTGCGCAGAGCATCACTATTGATGATGCACCTGCAGGAACTTTAGAATTTAGAGTTAAAACAAGGAGAATTTTCTAATGATATATTCACCCTATGCCAGTGTAGAAGCTGAGATATACGGAAAATTATACGCTCCAAATGATGTAACTAATTTTAATATGGTTGCACAAGGGGATAAAGCATATCTATCTTGGACTACTGTTACAGACTTAGATGTAATTATAGGGGGTTCATATTGGATTCGTCATACTAGTAAAATTAGTGGAGTAACTTGGGCAGGGTCTACTGATGTTACTAAAACTGTGCCGGGTAATACAGATAACTATTTAGCACCTTTATTATCGGGATCATATTTAATAAAAGCACTAGATTCATCGGGTAATGAGTCACAGAATACTGCTTTTGTAAAATCTAATACTGCGGAT